GATTTGTTCATTCTGATTTCATTCTCAACATCAGCCACTATTTTATTTATTTTCATGTCCGTCCCACCCAAAACAGGTATTTGTTTGATTCCATTTATGGTATAAACTGCCGGACCAACAAATTTCTCCACCGCCTTTTCCGCCTCTTTTGAAGCTCCTTTGATATACGGGTGCGATTCGGTGAACACTTCTCCTGATGTAGCCGGGTTCTTATCCAGTCCGGGAGCTGCCGGTACGGGCGCGGCGTCTCCCGTCGCATTCACGGGCTTGTCCGTACTCCGTATTCCACACTTGCAGTTCCACAGGTTGCCCGGATAGTTCGTGTCCCAGAACGGATCCTCCAAAGAGCGTATTTGCCCGTAAAACGCCCGGTGGGCTTCTCTCGGAGTCGCGGACACGCTGGGCAGCCATTCCAGATTGGGATATAAATCCTTATTCGCCCGGCAACTCCGGAAGTCCGCCGCGAAGCGGGCACGGCGTACGGCCGTGTCATATTCCGTGCGGAGCCAGTTCACGTTATAGTCCTGAAGTATACCGGCCGTGTCTTTGCGGAAGCGGTCGAAGTCTTTCCGCTTTCCGTCCTCATCGAACAGGCGGGCGTGTATCTCGTTCTGCTGACGGTGCGTCTTGAATGCGGCGAATACGGCATTGTTGTGGCGCAGCTCTTCAAGGAAATCGTAATCCGGAGTGCCGTATTCCACTTTTCCGAAGCCTTTGGACACCGCCTTGTCCAGACAGTCGAAAGTATGTGCGAACAGGTCGGGATCTATCTCTTTCCCTACATCGAACCCCTTCCCGGCCAGCCGTTTGAGCACCCTGTCCCGAATCTTTTCCTCCAGCGAAAGCCCGGCAGCCTCCGGCATGCTCCCGTCCGGGTAATATAACGCGTTGACGGTATCCGCTATTCCCGGCTTTTCCCTTCCCGGTTCACTCTTTTTTTTTTGAGGGTTCACGGGCGGCCGGGGGGTCGGTCCGGGTGCTACCGGCGATTCTCCGGACATTCCCCTCATTCCGGTGACGGGAAGTCCCGTACGTTCTACCAGTTCCTTGATATCAAATTCGTAATAAGGGGACATCCTGACCACCGCGTCAATGAATTCCTTGATATCGAGCGTCTCCGTGTCGTCCCATTCCAGCCGCAGGTTCTCCAGCGGGCGGTATACCGGGCTTATCCTGACCAGTTTCGGAATGATGACGTGGTTGAAATAGAACATGAACAGCATCTTGTCCGATTCATGGCGGGTTTTCTCCACCCGTTCGTGCACTTTCGCCGTGCCTTCCCAGGCTCCGTTCTCGGTCGTCCCGGTCTGTCCCAGCAGGCGTTTGCTCACCTGGTTGTCACATCTCTCCTCCAGCGGAAGAAAGGCGTCCGTGGTATTCCCCCCGGCCTCCTTGCCGTATTCCACCCGTTCCTGTCCGGCCAGTATCCCGAAGTAATTGTTGCGGAAATCGAGCATCATTTCAAACAGATCATCCATGCGCTTCTTGTCCTGCCTGTCGGAAATGACGAAAACGGGCGGTACCCCGTACTTCTCGATATAGTTCATCCACGACCCCATGCCCAGCTTCTTGGCCAGCAGGATAATGGCAAGCTCATTGAGCATCCCCAGCGACCAGGCGTTGCCGAACTGGACGTAATAAGGCTCCAAGGCTCCTTCCCGGTAGCTCCATCCGGCAGTGTCGTATTCCTCGCGCAGGATGATTCCCCGCTGCGGGATAAAGTTGCTCATGGGTATCTCCTCCACATAATCTATCTCCATGTCAGCGTTCAGATGCGAAAGATCCACCAGCGACACACCCTGCATCCGGTGCAGGAAATAGATGCGTATAAGGTCATGGAACCACGGGCGGCGCAGCAGCCCGGCGGCTTCGCTGTCCTCATTCCCGTTTTTGTCCACCAGTCTGAACTCCGACTGCTGTATGGGCAGCACGCGGTTGTCTATCGTGGTCTGGAGATGTTCATCCCGGTAGAGCGCCTGGTAGAAAGTATACAACAGTCCCCGTCGCGGATCATCGGGATCGGTAGCGGCGGCCACCGCCGTTTTCCAGTCATCTATCGACTTTTCACGGTAGACGGTCGCCTGCCTTTTGTAACGTTGCGCCGCCGATACGGTCGGACCTTCCCCCGATTCCCTCCGCTGGTGGTAGGCGTTCATCAGGACACCCCAGTCTATTCTCTGCACCACCTGTCTCTGTAACCATTCGGAAGCTTTCCTTATTCTCTCATTCATTTTAAATTCGATTTTAAATGGGTTTAAAAATCATTTTAAATATGCCATCCGCTGTTACGGCTATGTCCGTACATTATGGCCGAAGCGTCGCTTCCGTCCTCATTCTTCACGACCGGTACGTCGGCAGGAAGCCGCATCTTGTCATCGCGCAACCTTTCGAGCATATCGACCGCCCACCCCTCGTACTCATAAAAGGAGTCGGATACTTTCCGTGCGGCGTTCCTCCGCACCGCCCGGCATACGGTAATACAGGAAATGATACGTACAAGCAGTCCCGTCCGCACAGGCCGGTCACCGAATATCCTGTCCGTATCATACCGTCCCGCCAGATAGGCGCACACCTCACTTATCACCAGGTCTTCGATGCTGTCCAACAAAGCCCCGTCATTTTCCACGCTCTGCATCACCATCTGATTATGAATCAGCGCGGCGATATCTTCTGTCGTAATGTATCTCATGATTACCAACTGTATTTACGTTTGTATTTTCCCGTCCTCCACGGTCGGCTGTCCGGTTCCCCTTCCCGCACGGGCGGATCGGTATATAATTCCAGTTTCCTGATGGCCTGCTCGTCCGCGTCCGGGCTGTCATCGTGCTCGGACATACCTATCTCGACGGCGTACAGCTGCTTGAGCCCCGTGCAGATGTCCGGGTTCGATTTCAGACGCACGTCCACATGGATACGTCCGTTCTGGTAATACGGGTGCATGGAGAGCATACGGATGAACTTGTTGACGGTGGAACGGGGTACGGCGACCAGGTTCAGTTCCACTCCCAGTTCCGCCTGCGTCTCGTCGATGGTACGTTTCACCTCATCGTTCCAGAACTGCGACTCGTACTGCCAGAAACAGACAATCCCCTGTGTTTTGAATTCCGTCTGCCTCATGCACATCCACTCCACGCAAGCCTTCATCTTGCTCTGGCGTACGAAGCCGTCGATCAGCCAGAAGTCTTTCTGATGGCGTCCCCACACCTTGCAGGCATTGAAGTCGCTCGTGTCCGTTCCGGCATAGGCTATATCCCAGTGCCCCACGATGGCGTTCATGGAATGCAGGTCGGGCAGTTTGCCCCAAAGGACCATCTCCGGTTTGAATATCTTCCCTTTCACCAAGGGTTCGTGGTTATACTCGGCATGCGCCGCAAGGATACCCATATCTTTTTCCTGCTGGCGATAGAATTCGGGAGAATACATGGCGGGCCATGCCGGTTCGTAAGTGACGGGGTTGTACGCCTTCACCAGGTCCCAGTCCCAGTCGGGATGCCGTTCCCGGAGAATGGTCTGTACCATCCGGCTTGCAAAACGGTTGTTGGATCCGATAAAACGTCTCCGGTTTCCTGTCATTGTAGGCAACACGTCATTCTCCACCCATTCCGCGTATTCGTCCTGCATTCTGCTGTTTTTGATGGTTGCCGGAGTTTCCACATCATCAAATCCCCACAAGTCCGGACGCCGGGACCCCTTCCTGAGTCCGCGTACTTTCATCTTGACACCGAACGCCTTGCATATAAACCCGGAAACAGTGACGAAATTTCCTTTTTCCCAATATCCCGGATTTTCCTGTTCACCGAAGTCATGCTTTAATAATTCATTACCCTCGAATTCCGCCCGCAAGTCCTCCAGCAGGTCACACGCCCGGTCGAACGTGTCCGATACCAGGCAATAGTAGTACGTCTCCTTGTTCATCCACAGCCACAAAGGGATGATGACGTCGTTCCATACGGATTTGGCAAGCCCGCGTCCCCATTCCGCATACCCTTTGTAAAGAGGGTCCTCTTTGACCTTCCCCGCGTGCCTTATCTGGAATTCCGCACATTCGGCGGTGGCATAATGCGGCAAATAGGTCATCACCATGTACCGCACATCCTCCTTCGCCCTGCGTATACGCTCCATCTTCTCCAGCGTCGTCTCATCCGGATTGATAAGGTTGAGCGTGGTACGCGCCCTGGCCACCTTCTCCAGGTATCTTTTTTGTGATTCCTTGTCTTCCTTCTTCATCTCATCCCAGAATTTTGGAGGTTTCATTGATATGTGATTCCTGGAAGTCGAGCGTGCGGTAGTAGAGTTCCGGGTCGAACGCGTTCAGCGCGTCAAAGATACGGTCCATCACGTCAAGGTACACCGAGAGGGTGACACGGTTCTGCTTGTCCGTTTCGGCAAGCTGCTTGCCCCATTGCGCCACGCTGTTGTCCAGGCTCGCGGCCTGTTTGCGGAGCTCCAATACACGTTCCGTCTCACCGGCCGCGGCCGCGCCGTCTATGTCACGGAGCAATTGCAGTTTCTGGTCGGCAAGTATATGGATGATCTCCCGCAGGTTTTCCCCCTGCTTCCTGCCGTTCACCACGGCCGCCTGGCGTTCCTTCTTCCAGGTACCGTCATCGGCGTTGATCCATTTCGATACGGATTTCTCCGACACGCCCGTGCGTTCGGAAATCTCCCGGCAGCCCAGGCAGCCGTTCACGTACAGGTCGTGCGCTTCTTTCTTTAATTTTCGGTAATGCTCTTTGCTGGGCATAATGTCCTCCTTTCGTTCCTTTTTTACACCGGCAAAGTTGGAAAAACGCCCCTACGTGGGGAAAAAGTCTTTTCATGTTGGCACGTATCCTTTCCAACTTGGAAAAAATACGTCCTTGTTAACACTGTTTTTTTGCCAAGAAGAAAACGCGTTTTCCGTACGTGCCCCCCATTCCTCAAT